CTTCGGCGGCGGCCGGCGGCGGCATGCCGAGCTATGGCAGCAGTGGCCTTGGAACGACGCCGGGCACTGGCGGCGGAGCTTATGGCGGTGCCGGCGGGCGTCCTTACTAGGAACCGATCATGCCTTCGCTTCCCGAGTTCGAAAGCCGCATCGGCGCTGACAGCTTCGCGGTCCCGGCCGCCAAGGTCGCCAGCTCGGAGGCCGAGGGCCTGTTCGGCATGGCCAGCGCCGCGGCCAATATCGCAACGCGCATGGGTTCTGCTGTCGAGCGCGAGGCCGAGCTCCACGCCGCCGAGAAAGGCGCCCAGGTCCAGGTCTACGAGCAGATGCCCGACGGCACGCAGCAGCTGCGCCCGCTCGACCAGCTGCGTGCCTGGAACTACGGCGCTGGCCGCGCCTTCAATCAGGCGCTGATGCGCAACTACATGGGCGCGGTCGAGGTCGACGCCCGCAGGGCCTTTGGCGAGATGCAGGTGCGCTACACCAACGACCCCGAGCAGTTCGGCGCGGCCTCGATGGCCTGGGTCGACCGCACCGTCGAGGCCATGCCGGAAAGCGCCCGCGGTGTCGCGCGCACCCAGCTCATGGGTCTCGCCACCGGCTTCTCCACGGCGCTGACCGAGCGCCGCAATCGCATCGCCAACGACCAGCTTTACGCGACAGCCATCACGCATGCCGATGATCAGCGGCGCGACATCTACAATCTGGCGGCCTCCAATCCCGAGGACCCCCGCATTCCCGAGGCGGTCCAGCGCTATCGCCAGACCATGCAGGACCTGCGCACGACGCATGGCGACCGGGTCAACGACATCGTGATCATGGCGGCGCAGCGCGAGCTCCAGGTCGAGCTCACCAGCAGCACGCTGGGCAACGCTGCGATCGCCGCCTACCGCCGCGGCGGCATCACCGCGGCCGAGCAGGTGATCGACCAATGGCGCCAATCCGGCGCCATGTCGCACGATCCGGTAACGGGCCGGCGCGTTGCGTCGGCGCCCGGCGCGGTACAGGCGCCCGGTACCGTTCACGTTCCGTCGGAGCGCGTGCAGATCGAGCGCTATGCCCGCGGCCTGGCGCGCGATCTCGAGCAGCGCCGCCAGACCGGCCGCGCGCTCTCCGAGCAAGCGCAGCAGGAAGAAGTCACCCGGCTGCACGATGCCTATACCTTGGCACGCCAGGGTGCTGCCGGCACAACAGCCGAAGGCCGCGAGCGGCTTGCTCGCGAGTTCCAGCGGCAGGCCTCGAGCCAGGGCATCGCTGCACGCCTCGCGCGCATGATCACCAATCCGGCGATCGAGGAAGCCACACGCGCCAGCGAGCAGCGCCTGGCCGAGCGCACGCGCGAGGAGGAACGCGCCGAGCGCGGCCAGACGGCCGCCGCCGCCGCCGCCGAGCGCGAGCGCAATGCCGCCAACACCGCGATCATGGAGCGCGCCGAGATCCGCATGAGCCAGCTGCCGGCCAACGACGCCCGCGGCCGCGAGCGCATCGCCGGCGAGGCCGCGGCCGAGGCCGGCTATCGCACCGTGCCGCACACCATCGACCAGCAGGGCAACACGATCCGCGATCCCGATGCTGCCTTTGATCAGCGCTCGGCCGACCACGTTTATGCGCGGCTGATCGGCCCCTCGCGCGCTATCCAGCAGCAGCGCGAGCAGGCCGAGACGGCGGGGCTTGGTCAGATGAGCGTGCTCCGCATGCAGCAGATCGCCGCCGGAGAGATCGCCGCCGACGCGCCGCCTGCGTTCGAGAACACGGCGATGTTCAATACGCTGCCGCCGGAGCAATGGGGCCAGGCAAGTCGCGAGATCGCCCGCGTCCATGGCGAGCGCCTGCGCGACCTGACCGAGCTCACCGATGCCTATCGCCGGGTCAACGAGCGCGTGGCTGCTGGCCAAGGCCCGTCCGCCAGTCTCGAGGACATCAACAAGATCGTCGAGCACATGCCCTACCCGGACGGTTCGCGCCGGCCGGCGACACTCAACGACATGGAGAGCGAGGCCGGACGCGGCCAGATCGAGACCGTCGCCCGTCTGGCGCGCGAGACCGGCACCATTCCGACCCGGATGCTCGCTCAGCTCGACGCCGGGTTCGGACCGTCGGCCAACTTCCAGTCGGCGATGACCGCCCAGTTCATCGGCAGCCGGCTGCTCGCCGATCCGCGCAGCCGCGCCGAGATGGAGCGTCAGCTCGGCGATCGCGTCGAGAAGCTCGAGCTCAACGGCCTTGATCTTGCTCAGATCGTCAACTCGCGCGCCAACCAGGGTACCGGCGATAATGCCGGCCGGCTCGATCCAGTTAGAGCCGAGGTCGCCTGGACTGCGATCCAGCGCCAGCGCGAGCAACTCGCGCTCATGCCCCAGGCCGAGCGTGACCGCATCAACCAGCAGGTGCTGCAGACGCCCGACACGCGCGCCGCCATGCTCGACCAGCTGCGCGCCTACATGGCCGTGCAGCGGACCGGCGAGACCGATCGCTGGCGCGCCGCGGTCGCCAACCAGGGCGATCCGATGACCCGGCTCGTCCAGTTCCTCATGGGCACCGAGCGCCCACCCAGCGAGATCGGCACCGGCGTTCCGAACGTCGCGATCGGCACGCTCAACTACCTCGCCCAGTCCTACGGCCTGCCGCTGTTCTCGCTGTTCGCCGGCGAGCTCGTGGTCCCGGTCGCCAATAGCAATGCCGACATCCCGGTCAGCATGCAGCTCGCCAACGAGCGCGGCTGGAACGGGCAGATGGTTCAGGGCCAGCGCAATGTCGACGCGCTGCGCGAGTCCGGTGGGCGCTATGCCACGCGCGGCCATGCCATCACCTGGATCGGCTCCGAGTACACCGATCGCGGCGTCTGGGTGCAGAACAGTCCCGAGGCCGACGGCCGGCGTGTCGGCGCCCAGCCCTGGCAGGTCGCCGAGCAGGCCATGACCTTCTACATGGACGTGCTGCGCGCCCACGACACGGCAGGCCAGCCGCTCGCCGTGCGCAACAGCAGCAATCCGATCCGCGCCTTGCAGGACAAGGACTTCTACATGGCGCCGGTGCGCGACCGGCCGGGCGAATATCTCCTGATGGTGCGGCCGCCCGACATCGACGGCCGGCGAATGCCGCACCAGCCGGTCTATCGCGTGCCCGGCGTCGAGACTCCGGGCGTTGCCTGGAACCCGCGCGATCAGGCGACCTTCAGCGTGCGGCCACCGGCCGACATGGTGCGCGATCGTGCCGCCGAGGCAGCTCTCGACCGCCGCGCCACCGAGCACGTTCTAACCAACCATCCCAACCTGCCGACCACAGCGCACCAGGCGGCGATCGCCCTGGTGCGGCTGCAGATGCGCTTCGGCATCACGCCGATGGGCGGCTTGCCGCGCCCGGCTCCGGCCGCCGTTCCACCGCCTGCTGCTCCAGCGGCGGCGGCGGCTCCTGCTGCTGCGCCACCTGCGCCGATACCAGTACGCGGCGCCGTTCCTATTCCGCCGCGGCCTGAGTAGCCATCATGGCCGAACCTGCCGGTGTTCCGCCTCCATTCGTTCTGCCGAACCCCAACATGTCGCGGCTCGGCAGTGTGCCGCAGCCGGTGCTACCGGTGCTCTATTCCGGCCCGCCGCTTGCGGTGCCTGACACCGCACCAGCGCGGCTGGGGGCTGCTTTTCGCTCCAGCTGGCTCGGCGCCATCGTCACGGCACCATCGGGGCCGACCTTCGTCGAGGAAGGCTTCGACGCCGTTGCGGCCGCCAATGCGGTCGACTTTCCCGAGGACCGGCAGTGGCTCAGCCATGCGCGCAGCCGTGCCGAATTCGACACGCTGCTGCTCGCTGCCGACCAGCGCCGGCGCGATCGCAGTCTTGCGATCGAGAACCCGATCTCGCACCTGTTCTTCACCGCGGCCCTCGACCCCGTGAGCTATGCCGCACCCGGCTCGACTTGGATTCGCGGCAGCACCACGGCAGCCCAGGCCTTCGGTCGCGGAGCGGTCATTGGCGGTACCATGCTCGGCGGCAGCGAAGCGCTGCATGCCTTCGCCGATTCCCATGTCGGCTTGAGCCAGGTCGGGCTTGCGACGCTTGGCGGCACGGTGATCATGGGACTGGTCGGCACCGCGATGCGCAACACGCGTCCTGCCGCCAGCGCCATGGGCCGCTATCTCGATGGTCAGCAAGTCGATGCTGCTGCGCTGGCGCGCGGCGAAGGGCCGGCGTTTCTCAATCCCGATGCGCTCGCCGGCGACATCGCCGCAGCACCACGCGGCACGGTCACGCTCGGCGAAGCCGCTGCCACGTCGCCGCCCAGCACGATAGGTCGCATCTCTCCGAACGACGACTGGGGCGTGGACGAGCTGCGCGGCGCGGTCGCCGGCATGTCGCCCGAGATGCGCGCACGGCTCTCGCCCGAGGCCGTCGCCTATCTCGAGGAGCAGGGCGTCAGCCTGCGCTCCGGTGGTGCTGCAGCTACGCCGCCGTCGGCCGTGACCCAGACCGGGCAATTCAATCCCGTCGCTACCGGCGTGTGGCTCGAGAACATCGGCATGTCGCCGATGGGCCGCCTGATCGCCAGCCCGATCGACTTCGTCGGCGAGGCTGTCAGCACGCTCACCCAGATCCCCTATCTCGTGCGGCGCAACCTCAAGGGCTATGCCAATCCTGGCAACGTCGCGTCCGACCAGTATCCGCTGCAGTCGCGTCTCGCCCATACGCTGCGCGACTACGACGAAGCCTACATGGCGCAGCGCGGCGTCAACCGCCTGCAGGCCCTGGTCGAGGACGTCACCGGCCGCCGGCCGCCCGCCGCCCTATCCGCCAGCGATTTCAGCCTGCGTGTCTGGCAGCGCCTGCATGCCCAGGTCGACGACGTGCTGCCCGAAGTCAATCGTGCTGCAGCCAGCATGCGCAAGCTCTACGACGAGATCGGCGACATGGCTTCGACGCCCGGCGTCGACTTCTTCCCCGCCGCCAGCGTGCGCACGCCCAAGCGCTGGCAGACGGTCAACGGCGAGATCGTCGAGAGCTATGCCAACCGGGTGTGGAACACCAATGCGATCCTGGGCGATCGCGCCAACTTCGAGGCCGCGGTGCGCAGCTGGCTCGCAGGAAGCGGCGGCGACGTCAGCCAGGCCAGAAAGATCGTCGACGACATCCTGCTCGACCGGCCGTTCCGCGCGATCGACGACGAGCATGTCGGCATGGCGACCAGCGCCTACAAGCGCAAGTTCGATGCGCCCTCGACGGTCTTTCAGCGCTGGCTGGTCACCGATCCGCAGGAGCTGCTGGCGCATTACGTGCGCACCATGGGGATCGACATCTCGCTGGCGCGGCGCACCGGCAGCGTCAACGCCAAGGCCCTGCTCGACAGCGCCCGCGAGGAGTGGTTCCGGGACATCGGCCGGCGCATGGGCACCAATGGCCAGAGGGCATTCGACGATCTGCAGAAGGAGCTCAAGACATTGAGCGATCGAACGAGCGCTGCCTACAAGGCGCTCGATACGCAGTTCGCCGGCAGCCCGCCGCTCGACGAGATTGCCAGGGTGCGCGATCTCGCAACGGCGACCAAGGAGGCGCATCTCGCGAATGCCCGCAGCGCGCTCAACGCCGGCGACGCCGACTGGGCGCGCATGACCCAGGAGCTCGACGATTTGCGGGCAGTGCGCGATCTGCTGCGCGGCACCTACGGGCAGTGGGACCAAAGCCGCGACTGGATACCGCGCGCCCTGGCCTCTGCACGCAAGATCGCAATGATGAGCGGGCTCACGGGCGTGGTGTCGCAGATCAGCGACGTCGGCGCGCTGGTCATGAAGGAAGGCTTCGTGCGCACCTTCGGCACGGCGTTCGACGCGCTGCATGCCGGCATGGGCACGATCAAGATGAGCAATGCCGAGACTCGGCTTGCTGGCGGCACACTCGACATGATGGATGCGAGCCGCGTGATGGGCATGGCCGATTTGGCGGCCGACATCTCCGGCCGCCACACCATGTTCGAGCGGGTGCTCGATAAGGCGACACGGGCCAGCTTCTTTCTCAATGGCATGAATCCATGGACTGCTTTCGCCAAAGGCTGGGCCGGCATGGTGATCGCCAGCCGCATCGCCGACGACGTCGAGGCCGTGGCGTTCCAGGCGATCCGCCAGGACGTTGTAAGGCTGCACGTACCGTCGCAAGCCCGGCTCACCGAGCTGCATCACTTGATCGATGCCCGAGCATTGGGCGGCTATGTGCCGACCGCTGCCGAGACAGCCGCTTGGAGCGCCGAACGTGCCCAGCTGCAGATGCAGCTCGCGACGCTGCCGGCTCTGACACGTGCCGAGCGTCACGCCTTACGTATTGCCGAGCTCGAGCACCTGCTCGCCAACCCGACCGTGATATCCGGCACGCGCACGAAAATCTTTGCTCACGCCGACGAACTCCGTCAGGCGCGGCGCGAGCTCTCGGCGGCGGCGGCGGCGGCAGACAAGCAGGCAACGGCCCGTCTGGCGCGGGCCGGCATCGACCCCGACATGGCGCGCGAGATCTCGGTGCAGCTGCGCCGCCATGGCAGCTCGCGCGACAGCGTGCAGCTGCCCAATACCGAGCGCTGGTCGAGCGCCGACGCGCGCGAGGCTTTCCGCCGGGCACTGGCGGAGGACGTCGACAACGCGATCGTCTCGGCCGATCCAGCAAGCCGCTCGCTGTGGCTCTCGAAGCCGATCGGCCAGACGATCGGCATGTTCCAGGCCTACGGCCAGGCCGTGGTGCAGAAGCTGCTGGTGCCGGCGCTACAGGAAAAGGACTCGCGCCTGCTCTCGGGCGCCGCCCTGATGATCGGCGCCGGCGTGATCTCCGACCAGCTGCGCCGCCAGCTCACCGGCAACACGCAGCCGCAATCGGCGAGCGAGGCCCTGCTGCGCGGCATCGATCGTAGCGGCGTCACGGGCTGGTTCGGCCAGCTGTTCCAAGCCGCCAGCGGCATGTTCGACAACCGCTACGGCCCGGCCTTCGTCGGCGCACCGCAGATGCCGCCGCTCGGCCTCCCCGTCGGCATGGCCATGTCGCCGGATGGTTTGATCCGCGCGCTCGGTCCAGTCGCCGGCCAGGCGCGCAATCTGGTCGACCTCACCTTCCGCACCGCGACCATGGACTGGGGTCCGCAGACAGCGCGCGATGCCCGGCGCCTGCTGCCGCTTAACAATGTCACGCACACCTACTTTGCTTTCGATGCGCTCGAGCGCCTGCTGGCCGGCTCCGGCCATTCGGAGCCTGCGGTGCAGAACGAGGCGCGGCGTGCGATGGCGCAATCCAGCGCCCTCACGCCGGCCAGGAGATCGTCATGACCCACGTCATCGTTCCCGACCTGCCGACCCGGGTGCAATACAGCATCGGCGCCACGCCGGCCGTCGGCCCATTCGCCTTTTCTTTTACGTTCTTCGAGATCGCCGATATCCACGTCTATGTCGGCGACGTGCTGCAGACCGCCGTCACGCACTACAACCTCGCCGGTAATCCGGGTAGCGAGGGTGGCTTCCAAGGTGGCAGCGTCACGTTCGTCGCGCCGGTCGCCAACACAACGGTGACCATCCTGCGCGGCCTGCCGATCGAGCGCGTCTCGGATTTTCCGGTCGCTGGCAGCTTCAACCGCCAGACCTTGAACAACACGCTCGACCGCCACGTCGCGATGATGCAGCAGATCGACGAGCGCGTGGACCGCGCCATCGTCCTGCCGCCGACGAGCAGCGGCCCCGTGCTGGTCGCCAATGCCTTTCCCCAGGTCAATCCGACCGCAACCGGGTGGGAGCTGCTCACGCCGGCGCAGCTGCGCACCGAGATCGCGGCACAGCCGCTCGACGCCACGCTCACCGGGCTCGCGGCTCTGATCGTCGGCGCCGATCAGCTGCCTTATGGCACCGGCCTCGACACGTTCGGGCTGACGACGATCACTCCGTTCGGACGCAGCGTGCTCGACGACACGAGCTCGGCCGACCTGGTCGCGACCATGGGGCTCGGAACCATGGCGCAGCAGAACGCGAATGCGGTGAACATCACTGGCGGCGCAATCGCTGGCGCGGCGATCACCGGCGGCAGCGTCAACACGCCGGCGCTGACCTCGTCGAACGCGCAGATCACCGGCGGCCGCATCACCGGCATGCCGCAGCCGACGGTTGCAAGCGAGGTCGTCACCAAGGGCTATGCCGACGCACTCGCGATTGGCGTGAGCAAGCGCAGCACGGTGCGTGTCACCAATAACGCCGACATTATCATCGGCTTCATCCAGGCCGGCACCATCGTACAGGACGTCACGTTGGTGATTGGCGATCGCGTTCTGCTCAAAAACCAGACCAACGCGACGGAAAACGGCGTCTATGTCGTTGGTCCGACGGGACCGCCGGCGCGTGCGGTCGATTTTGACACCTACGACGAGCATCCTGGTTCGTTGATCACGGTCCAGGAAGGCACCGACGGCCACGATACGGTCTGGCTGTGTGTCTCTAATATCGGCGGCACGCTGGGTGTCACACCAATTGTCTTCGAGAAAGTTCAGGTCAGTCCGCTTTTGCCGCTAGTGATCGGCGAGGGTGGGACTGGGCAGACCACTGCGCTTGCGGCATTCGATGCGCTCAAGCAGTCGGCGACAACTGTCTATGCCGGTGTGGCGCGAGAGGCGACGCAGGTCGAGATTGACGCCGCTGCGGCAGTATCGGCCTTCGTGCGGCCGGATCGGCTGTTGGCCTCGCCGCTCGCTCGCGGCAGCTATCGCAACATCCTCGGCCGCAACGGCGGCTTCGAGGTGTGGCAGCGCGGTGCGGGTGGGAGTGCGAGTTTTCCGTTCGCCGCATCGGCGAGCGGGTACGTTTCCGACGGCTGGTTCTATCTCAACGGCAACTCGGCGCTGGCAGTCTCGCAATGGGCGACACCGCTCACCAATGCGTCGCGCTATGGCATTCTACTGCATCGCACAGCCGGACAGACCGGCGTCAACGTCTGTCGGCTCGAATTTCCGCTCGACACCGACGAGATCGTTCCGGCACGCGGCAGCGTGGTCACGCTGTCGTTGACTATGATGGCGGGGCCGAACTTTTCGCCTGCTGGCAGCTTTGTCGAAGTGCAGCTGTGGACTGGCACAAGCGCGCCTGCAAAGCGCTCGATGGGACCGGCCTACAGCGGCGAAGTGCAACCGATCAACACCGCGCAGGCGATTACGACGACTGCAACGCGCTACACGTTCACGTCTACCGTACCTGTCGGCACGAATGTGACTTGTGCATCGCTGATGATCAACTTCACGCCGACAGGCACGGCAGGCCCGGCCGACTGGTTCATGATCGACGACGTGCAGCTTGAAATCGGCAGCGTCGCGACGCCGTTCGAGCGCAGGCCGTTCGAGCAGGAGTTAGCGGCGTGCCAGCGGCATTTTCAAAAATCATTTATCTACGCAAACGTGCCACAGCTTGGAGCAGGTTCAGGCGTGCATTACTGGTCGACCAGAAAAACTGGCGCCGTCGTAAACTACGGTCCATCGTTTCGCTATCCGGTCGAGATGCGCGTGCCACCGACATGTACGCTCTATAATCCGTCAGTGGCGAACAACCAGGTTCGTAATGTCAGCCTGTCCGTCGACATGACCGGATCGACGGTTACTTCGACGTTCAAGGACATGCGGGTTGATTGCACCGGTACAGCGGGCACCACAATCGGCGATCTACTGGGCGTCAATTACATTGCCGATGCGGGGATTTGATCATGACTGAAACCTACAAGCTCAATCCGATGGGCGGCGTGCAGCGTCTCAGCGACGGTGCATTCATTCCCAACGACGAACGCAACGCCGACTGGCGCACGTACCAGGAATGGCTCGCTGAGGGCAACACGCCACAGGCGGCTGATCCTCCGCCACCGCCACCCTTGCCGCCGCCGCCGCCGCCGATACCAACGCGCTGGCTGATCGAGCGCCGGCTGCTGATCGAGCGGCTCGAGGCCGCGCATCGCTTCCGCGCCTTCATGGACGTGATCGAGGATGCCGGCCAGCTGAAGCGTGAGCTGTGGTACGCCAGCGACGAGATCTGGAACGACGATCCTCTGATCGTCGGTCTGATCCAGCAGGCCGAAGCCGATCCGCTCGTCATGCTTGCCCGCGAAACCTAGGAGAGCCCCGATGCCCGAGATGAAGATCGGCCAGTCGTTTCCCGAGGAGCTCGAGGTCTACAACGTGCGGCCGAGCTACTGGTGGGACCCCTGGACCGGCCAGGTCACCTTTCTGCCCGAGGTGCCGCAGCCGGTCCGCGACGTCGTGCTGGCGGTGCTGTCGCGTCACCAAGCTCTGCCGCCGGTTGATCCCTATCCGCCGGCGCCGGAGGCCGCAGCCAGCGATGGACGAAAGCGCTCTCGCTAGGCGCGTGATGCAGCTCGAGGTCGCGATCGCCACGCTGTCGTCGGACCTGCGCAATCACGTCCTCTACTGCGAGGCGCGGATGCGCGTGCTGTGGAAGCTGGCCACCGTGATCAGTGGGGCGATCGCGCTCGTGGTGTCGTTGGTGGTGACTTTGCTCAAGCCTTAGATGCGCGAATCGCTGCGGCGATGGCGCTGCCGATGCTCGAGCCGCCGAGCATCCACGTCTCCGCAGTCCGCGCGCAGCGCTCCCTCTCTTCGGCCACGGCGGCGCGGAGCTGCGCGTTGGCTGCGCGCTCGGCGTCGAGCCGGGCGAGGACCCTTGCCATGCAGTCGCGCGTGAAGGTGGGCGGTACGGTGCTGTCTTGCGACAACGGTGCGCTCGCCAAATAGCGCAGTTTTTCGATCTCCGCATCCGTCGCAGGCTCAGCCATTGGTCGCTCCCTTGGTGCGCGCGGCGCTCTCGTCTTGCCAGCGCAATGCAAACCTACGGGCGATCTCCATGGCCGCTATCCGCTCTGCTGCTTGCTCGTCGGGCCACAGCACTTTCGCGCGCAATAAATTACGCCACATATCGCTCATCGCGGCGGCTCCTCTGGGCTGGCGGGGAGGGCGGCGCGGGCTTGTGAAATCACGCGCGGCAGTTCGTAGATGGTGCCGATTGGGCTGATGTGGATGTTCACCAACATTCGCAGCGCCGCGCGCGCAGCCTTGAGGTCCGCGACGAGGCGGCCCAGCTCGGCGTTGTAGCGCGTCAGGTACTTCTGCTCGATAGCCGCGATCTCGTCGTCCGTTAGCGCGGTCATGGCGCCAGCACCGCGGCCCTGTCGTAGCTCTGCAGCCGCTCGAGCGAGGCGATGATCGCCTTCTGGAGTGCGATCTTCAGCTCCTGCTCGAGCGGCGTCATCGTACCTGCCTCGACGCGCTTCTTGTAGACGGCGAACCGCATGCCGAGCTCGCGCTTGGCTTCGGCAATCTGGGCGGCGATCGGAATCGTGTCGTGGTTCATGTCAGCTCCCGACGGCGATGGCGATGACCGCGATGATGGCGAGGATCGCGATCAAGTAGGCGATGCCGACGATGACGATGGTCTGTGGATTCATGTAGGGACGAGTCCGCAACGTCCGGCACGATTGATCTTGGCATCGGCTGGATCAACCCAGATCCAGGCCATGCACTGGTCGCCGATGCAGCACGAACCCTCTCGGATATCGCCGCCTGGCGTTCTGTTCGCAGCGCTCTCCTCCTCGAAACCAATGACCCTGGCGAACGGACACCAGTAGGCACCGGCATCCTTGCGATAGACGATCATACGTAGGGCACGGGCGGGTAGTCGCCGGGCGCGCCTCCATTGAGGAAGTGGACGATGCGCGCGGCGTCCTGCTCGGTGGTCTGGGTGCGCACGACGAAGAACACGCCGTCCGACTCCATGAAGCCGACCTGGTAGAGCTCGGGTCCGCTCTCGCTTGCGGTGGGGAACGGCGTCGGCTGCGAGCTCGGCGCCGCCTCGGGGTTCCTGCGATAGAGCCAGCCTGTCATGTCAGCTTCTCCCACTTGATACCGGGATCGATCTGATCGTGAATCGCGTCGAGCAGATTGAGGATGCCATCGAGAAGCTGACGATCCTCCGCGCTGTTCGATTCCTCGATGACGCGCAGCATCGCTTCTTTCTGCTCTATCAGCTTGGGAAGATCGATGCTGAGCTCGAGCTCGACGATCACTTCAGTCTCTCCCACCTGATGCCGTAGGGTCCGATGATGGCGCGGGCGGGCCAGACCGGCATGCGCAGCCAGCCCTTGATCTGGTAGCTGCGCCAGAGCTGCTCGCGCTGCTCGCGCTTCTCGCCGGGCGTGAGCTGGCGGACGACGAGCTCGCCGATCTCGACGCCGCCCTCGACGATCATGCCGTTCATGGCCGGCGATCCTCGTACTTGTGCTTGAGCCCCGCCCAATAGCTGTTGAGCGCTTCGAGCACGCCGGGCTCCACGGCAATGCTGTGCTCCCAGCCGTCGCGGTCCGCGAACAGCCAGACCTGATAGCCGTCGAAGGCGGCATAAACACCGTCGCCGATATAGGCCATGTCGGTGAACTCTGGCGGGATCTTCACCATGGCACCGAATCGTCATCGATTGTCGACGTCTTCTTTGCTGCCGCCGCCGCCGCCGGCCGCCGGGTCGGTTCGCTGCCCGCGGTCTCGTTGCGGTCCACGGTGCCGGCGAAGTCGAAGTTCTCCAGCTTGATCTCGGTGGTGTACTTCTCGACGCCGCCCTGGTCGACCCACTTGCGGGTCTGCAGCCTGCCCTCGACCAGCAGCTTGGATCCCTTCTTGCAGTACTTCTCGAACACGTCGACGACGGCACCGTAGGCCACGATGCGGTGCCACTCGGTTTTCTCCTTCTGCTCGCCGGTGGCGCGGTCCTTCCAGCGCTCGGTGGTCGCGAGCGACAGGCTGCAGACCTTGGTGCCGTCGTTCATCGAGCGGACCTCGGGATCGCGGCCCAGGTTGCCGAACAGGATCACACGGTTCATTTCGACTCCTTCATTTGCTCCGCGGCACTGATCAGGCGATACGCGAGCAGCAGCGTCAGCTGCAGCCGCGTACCATGGTCCCAGGCGGCGATCAGGCCGAGCGCGGAGGCAACCGCGAGCAGCTCGATGACGGGATCGTCGGCCTGGTTGGTGCGCTGGCGTATCCAGGCGAGCGCGTCGCGGATCGACTGCTCGAACGCACGCAGGTCGTCGGGCGTGAGGCCGAGCGAGGCCGGGTCCTCGGCGACCCGCACGAGGTTGGGGCGGTCGCCGAGCCTGCGCACGGCGGCCGCCATGGCCTGCTTGAGCTTGTCGATCTCGTCCACTAGCCCTGCGATCTCGCGTCGATCTCGGACGCGCGCTGCTTCATGGCATCGAGGTATTGCTTGTAGGCCTGGGGCGATCGCGCCGCGATCTCCTCGCGCCGGGTCTTGGTGTCGACGTGCAGCTTGGTGAGCTGCTCCTTGCTGATGGCCTTGGCCATGCGCAGCGTGAGGCCCTCGACGTAGACCGCGTCCTCCTCGTGCTGCTTGTTGGCTGCCGCCATCGGCGTCTCGACATCGTTCCGGGCGGCGGCGGCGGCGGCTCCCTGCTGCACGCCGGGCTCGACCTTGTGGACGACGTCCTGGTCGAGATCGGGATCGTCGCCGGTCTCCATGCCCAGGCACTTGAGCAGCGCGTACTTGACGGCGTAGCTCATCGCCTTGCCAGGACCCTTGTCGCTCTCGTCGATACCGTAGCCGAAGGTCTGGACGTCGATGAAGTCGTCCTTGTCGTCGACGTTGACAAAGCGCACGACCATGAACGCCTGGGTGCGGTTGCCGAACTGCTCGGTCTGGAGGCGGAGCGGGTAGTAGAGCACGCCGTGCTTGACCAGCACGGGGCGCACCTTGGCGGTCACGGCGTCGTGGCTGACGATGGAGTAGCGCATGCCCTGGCGCTTCTCCTTCTGCACGTAGTCGACTTCGTTCTGCACGGCGCTGAGGCGCTGCAGCAGAGTGAGAGGCGTCTTGATCAGAACGCCAGGCATCTGGGCGGCGATCTCTACCATCTGGGCTTCGGCATATGCCGCCGCCGCCGCCGCCTGATCGTCAACGATATCGAGCGGGGGCGGTCGCTTGAACTTCTTCGCCTTGGCCGGCTTGCTCGTCTCGTCGATCATCTTGTCCACAGGCTGCTCATCCATCGCTGGCTCTCCTGGTTGTTCTCTGCGCCCTCGCCGGCGGGGTCTTCTCTTCCAGCCTGCGGATGCGCTTGGCGCCGTTCTTGGCGATGCCCATGACGATGCCGAAGCCCTCGACGGTCTTGGCGTCCTCGGGCAGCTCGAGGCTCTTGAGCGCCACCAGCGCCGCCTCGTGCTGCTCGGCCGCCTCCCAGGTCTCGACCGCGACGCCGGCCTCGGCCGCCCAGGCGTTGGCGCATGGCCAGGTGCGCAGATCGGCCTCGGTGTAGGCGCGCTTGGGGTCGATCCTTGGTGCCTCGACCTTGGCGCCGCCCTCGGGCGGCGTGTCGTCCAGCAGGCACTTCTGGAAGCGGTTGAGCGTGCCGAGCAGCGTGGTGAGCTCGTCCTCGCTGGGCCGGACGCGGAAGGTCTGCCAGTCGCTCAGGCCGTAGAAGCAGGAGAAGTCGATCCACTGGAAGCCGGTGAGCAGGCAGTAGTGGGCGCCCTGCCAGAAGTTCCGCTCGACCACGGCCTCGGGCGGGTTCCACTCGCTCAAGGCTCCGGTGTGCTTGCTCTCGAACACGCCCCAGTCGTCGGCGCCGCCGGTGGCTGCGTCGTTGACGATGCCGTCGAGGTGGCCGGTCAGCCACTTGAAGGCTCGGCTCTGGAGCTTGACCCCGAGCTTGTCCTCGCCGATCGCGTTGTAGGCGAGGTTGACGCTGGAGGCGCCGGTGGGGCGCGGGTCGTAGACCGTCCTGCCGGTCTTGTGCTTGTAGTAGGCGCGGTTAGCGCCCTCGGTGGCGAGGCCGATCATGGCGGGCAGGAAGAATGAGAGGTCCTTGCGGGCACGCCTGCCGGTCTTCTCCTCCCAGACGGCGAGGCCCTCGCCGGCCATGATGCGGCGAGCATCGCTGCCACTGATCTCCAGGTTGTCAGCCATCCATCCTCCTGAGCCGCTTTCTCTTGGTCTGCTCGGCGTAGTCCTCGAGCATGAGCGGGAAGTTGCGCATGATTGCCGCGCCGACGAACTGGCGATTCTCCGGTCCCAGGACAGCCAGCAGCTTGGCGGCCTCGCTGAGCAGCACATTGGCGATCAGGCCCGGACCAACCGGTTCGTCGAGGCACTCGACGATCGCGGCGCGGATCAGCCGGATCGCGGCGCGGATCTGCTTCTGGTCGCCGGGCGGCAGGTCATCGAGCCGCTCGATCGATCCGACGTTGTCGTCCATGGCGGGGTCTCCCGGGTGCCGGCAAGCCTACTGCAAGGATGCAGGAGTGTCTAGCGCTGCAGGGCTTTGGCCAGTGCGCGCAGGCGCGGCAGCTCGCCGTCGTCCACCAGCTCGGGCGCGGTGCCCTGTGTCAGCGCGTACTCGTAGTCGGCCAGCTCCATGCTCGACTCGAAGCGCGTGCCGAAGCGGGTGCCCTGCCAGACCTTGATGCGGGGAATCCGGGCCGTCTTTGCATTGCCCGTCGGGGCGGCGGCGGCGGCTGCAGGCCGGCTCTTGCACCAGGCACGCTCGCCCTCCAGCCAGCGCTGCCAGACATGCGGCCAGCGGCCGCTGCGCTCGGCTCCGTAGTGGATGCGGAACTTGCGCGCCTCGTGCGCGACGTCGAGCTCGGGGTAGAGGATCGCCGCGGCCTCGATCGTGGCCTTGTCGGGAAAGCCCTCCGGCAGGATAGTCGCATTCACCGGATGCTCGCAGTGGGCGCGCTCGGGCGCCACGCCCGCCCCGCAGACCGGGCAGGTCCAGCCTTGCTTCATGTCCAGCTCCAGGTCTAGGTCGGCTGCCATCGCCGGCGGGGTCTCCGCAGGCCCTTGCCGGCCACCACTTCGTTCACCTTCAGCCGGTAGATCGCCTCGAACAGCTTGACCTTGATGCGGTACTCGGCGAGCTGCCGGGTCATCGGGCTCTTGACGTCCTCGATGCGCACCTCACCCTCGCGCGTGACGTAGCGGAAGTCGGGGATGAAGGCGCAGATGTCCTCGCCGGCGACGGTGAGGACGTAGGAGGGATGCACGGCGAGATCGCGGATGTCGCCGATGCGCACCAGGATCTTGAGCTCGCACCAGCGGCGGTGCTCGGCCACGGAGTCGAACCACTGGCCGTCGTCCTGCACCCGGCGGCGCTGGCCGGCGCGGCCCTTGCGCGTCAGCTTGCCGATATCGAGCATGGCGGGCATGGATCAGGACGCGGTGCGCAGCTGGACCTTGGCGAGCTCGTGGATCGCCTGCATGACGCGGCGCGCGGAGGCTTCTCCCATCAGCGAGGTGCGGTTGATCCAGCGGTAGTACTGGGAGTCGGAAATGCCGGCGTGAAGCACCGCACGCTTGAGGTCGACGCCGGCGCTGCCCGCCAGGGCTCTGACCTGATCGAGATAGGTCTGCATGCGCGGCGATCATGCTGCACGGCTGCAGTCCGGTCAATATAAGGGCTCCACCTGGATGGCATCGATATCGATATGCTCGCCGCCGGCAATTTCAGCCGAGATCACGATCTTGAACGGCAGGGTCACGGGAACTTGCCGGCGCCATAGCGCCACGGCGTGGTCCCACAAGCCGCGCCAACCCGGCCGGAATACGCGCACCTCGTGCTCGACCGCGAAACGCCGGAACTCGGTCATGGGCTTACCGTGGATATCGGCATCATCGGGGTTCTCCAGGTTGGCTTCTGCTGTCGCGGCCAGCGCCCTTGCCCTGCTGAGATGGCCAGCTGCGGCAAGACGACCTGCCGCCGCCGCCGCCGCCGGAAGGGATTGACCTGACCGGCGGAAGGATCAGCCCCCGAGAGGGTCTTCCACCGGCCGGCAGGCGACGCTCTTTCTAAACCTGGCGGGCCGCGGCGCCTGGGGAGTCCTCCGGCCCCTCTCAGAGCTTGGCGTAGAGCGGCACCCAGCCCTTCGGCCGGTGCTTCCAGATGCGCTCGACGAGCTGGGTCTTGCTGATCTCGCCCTCCATCTTGAGCTTGAGCGCCTTGGCCTCGGCCTCGACCATGGACCGCGGCAGGCGCATCAGCATCACCTTTGGCCACTCGATGACCTCCAGATCCAGCGTCTTGGCGAGCTGCTTGCGCAGCGTGCCGCCGGGCGCATTGGCGATCTGCAGCGCCACCATGGCGGCCAGCGTTCCGGTCTTCGTCACCGCCTCGAGCACCGGACGCACCGCCGCAGTCACGTCGTCGTGCGTCTTGGTGCCGAAGTACTGGAACCGCACCAGGTCGGCGAGATGCTCGGCGAGCAGCTCGGGGTTCTTCGCCATGTGGGCGACCAGGGCCGCGCGGTGGAGCTCGGCAAGATCGAGCTCGAAGGCCCGGCTGACCTCGCCAGCGTGGACCTTCTCGCCGGCCTCGGCCTTGGCGGCGACGTCCTTCTTGACCTTCTCCTTGGCCTTCTGCTTCTCGCCCTTGAGCGAGATCGAACGAAGCTCCTGAACCTCGCCGCTGGGCAGGATCGACAGCACAAGCCCGACGTGCCTCTTCTCCTTCTCCTTGTCGTCGGCCACGCGGTAGGCCGTGAAGTAGCCGGCCTCCGGCACCATGCTTACGAACTCCCAGGCACCGCTGCGCTCGAGATCGGCGCGATGGCCGGTCAGCCACAGCATCTGGCACTGCATGGCGTTGTTGTAGTCGACGAAGTAGGGACCGGCGGGATTGCCGTCGCCGTCGGTGTCGAAGAAGTCCTCGGCGGTCCCGAACGTCTCCGGATCCTCGAAGCGCGCGTGCTTCACGTAGAAGCGCTTCTCGTCCTTCCCCAGGCTGCGCGCGGCGCCGGCGACATTGCCGTTCCACTCCTTGCCGAGCTTGAGCGCCTTGGCGACCAGCTTGGGATCATGCAGCCGGGCGAGCGCGATGGCGTCCTGGTACTGGATCTCGCCCTTGCGGAAGGCCTCGCGCGCCTTGGCCGGCAGCGCCGTGAGGATCAGGCGCTGCTTGACGAAGCGCTCGCTGACATTGAAGGCCGCCGCGATGCCCGGCAGGTCCTTGCCGTTGCCGGCGAGCTCGGCGAAGGCCTCGGCCTCGTCCATGGGATGCATGTCGAGGCGGATGGCGTTCTCGGCCAGCGCGATCTCGAGCAGCTTGTCGTCGTCGAGGCCCTCGGGCAGGACGTGGCAGGTCACGGTGGTCGCCGGATCGTCGAGCTGCTGCAGGGCTCTCAGGCGGCGGTTGCCGGCGATGACGTCGTAGCCCTCGCCGTTGGGCGTCACGACCAGCGGCTCGATCAGGCCGTGGGCCTTGATCGAGGCGAGCAGATCGTCGATGCCGTTGCGGCCCGCTCGCGGGTTCTTCGGCCAGGGCTTCAGCGCACTCAGCGCAATGTGCTCGATCTTCATCAGCGGTTCTCCTTGGAGATTTCAGAGGCAAGGCGGTCGAGTGGATTGCAGCGCCCGTCGATGGCGCAGCAGCCATAGCGCACGGCGTCGAGCGCGGTCTGATCGCACCAGCCGCAGGCATGGGTGCGCAGCCAGTGGATGCTGCGACCGGTCTTCTCTGCCGCCTGCCGTGCCGTGCAGGACATCAGCAGTCCTCCTCGCGCCGCTCGCGCAAGCGCTCGTAGGCCTCGTCCGGGTCGCGTCCATGGACGGGGCAGTTGCGGTCGACGACAGTGTGCGGCGGATCGACGTCGTTCGACCAGACGGTCGACCAGGTGCAGCTGCAGCCCTCGGCCCGCGCCGCGGGGCTGCAGGGCTCCATCTCGCCGTCCTCCTCGTCCTCGCGGCCGCTCTCCATGGTCACCTCCTATCGGCACTATCGGCCCTGACGGCGGGGTCTCCGACGGCACAAAACCGGGTGTCTAAACAGGGGGGGTAAAGACACTTTCTTCATGGTGTGCCGCCCAGCAGCTTGATCAGCCTGCGGCATTCGCCTTTGGTCAGGAAAAGCAATGCCGACGAGGCATAGCTGTCGCTCGCCATCATGATGCAGCCGCCATGGGCCAGCGTCACGATGCTGATCGTCGACCTTTCCACATCGCCGGGCTTCTGCTTGAGCCGCAGGATCTTTTCGCGCTTGGTCATTCGGCGGCGGCGGCGGCGGCCTGCAGAGCCGCGCGCAGCCTCGCCTTCTCGACCAGGTAGCCGGTGCGCTTCTCCGCCTGGCTGGCGGCCCACACCAGCACCGCCGGATCGTCTTTCAATATCGCGATGTACTCCTGCAGATAGCCGACGTGCTGCAGCTCCTGCGTGGCCGGCAGGCCGAACGCCGCCATGCTCATGGCGCTGGTGAGCTCGGCGCACAGCTCCTCGCGGGCATAGGCCACGGCGCGCTCGGTGCGGCTCTCGCCCCGCGGCTCGCGCCCGACCCGCGTCGGATGCCCGGCCGCATGCCCGGCCTCGTGCAGGATGGTGGCGAGATAGGCGTCCTCGCCCGTGAACGCCTTGAACTCCGGCATGCCGATCTGGTCGAGCATCGGCCGGTAGCATGGGATATTGCTAGCAACCATGCCGCCGGCGAGCTTCATCTCCTCGAGCGCGCCGACGATCTCGGCCGGCACGCAGTCGGGCTTCCAGTCGCCCTCGGCGACCCTGGCGGCCTCGGCCAGGTCGGGCGGCAGGTTGGCGATCTGCGCCACGTTGTAGACCGCATAGGTGCGCCCGAAGTAGCTCGGCTTGGCCTCGGCGCCGGGCGTGTCCTTCTGCACCGTCTTGCCGTCGCGCACATAGCGGGCGCTCTCGCGAAAGACGACGACATACGAGCTCTCCTGGCCGTGATGGCGCCAGTCGTCGGGCGAAAGCGGCACGCCGCCGTCGACGCGCGCGAGGCGCACCCCGTCGGGGTCCTTGGCGGGATTCATCTGCCTCAATTGATTTGTCGTCACGAAGGCCGGCGACTTCCACTCGTGCGCCCACATTTCCATGCTGAGGAAGAAGTTGTTGACCCCGGTGTAGACGCCGCGATGTCCGTCGCGCACACGGCGCACGACATTGAAGGGTGCGCCGCCTCTCTGCTCGAAGGGACAGATCCAGGGGATCTTGCCCTGCTCGAGCTGCTTGATGATTCGATCCGCGACCGTCTGACACAACGATCGGACGCTGTCGCCAAAGACGACGGCCATTGCTTCATTCTCCAGGTTGGTATCCTTCGCAAATGGAGAGCGGGGTCTTCTCTCCCCGCCCTCCTGATGCCTCGCCATGTCTAGCCGTGCCGAACCAAGCCGAGCCAAGCCCCGTTCCGCCTTGCCGCGCCCGGCCGCGCCTGACCCTGCCATGCCTTGCCATGCCCCGCCTTGCCAGGCCATGCCTTGCCTCGCCGCGCCTAGCCCTGCCACGCCGTGGAAGGCCGAGCCGTGCCGCGCCGCGCCATGCCCTGCCTTGCCTCGCCAGGCCGTGCCACGCCTTGCCCTGCCACGCCTCGACTCGCCCCGCCGTGCCTCGCCGTGCCACGCCCGGCCACGTCCCGCCAAGCCTGGACTCGCCACGCCTTGCCTGGCCAGGCCAGGCCGCGCCTTGCCATGCCTCGCCTTGCCATGTCTCGCCCTGCCGAGCCTCGCCCTGCCGTGCCCGGTTGCACCTCGGCCTGCCGCGCCGCGCCTCGCCTAGGAAACCTTGAAGGCCACCAACATGAATCGGCCGTAGGTCGGTCTGAAATTTCCGATTCCGACCAGCCTGCCGGTCTCGCTGATCAGCTGGTTGAGCAGCCCGGGGCTGATGTACTCGGGCAGCAGCACCTGGAAGTCGAAGCTGACCTTCCAGCCCGGCTTGAAGGCCGGCCGCGTGCGCGTCACCCGGGCATTGTTGAGCCCGACGCCGCGCTTGTCCTCATAGTCCCAGGTGGTCTTGCCCAGGCTGGCGAGCTCGGTCAGCGCCACGACGCCGGCGGTCACCATGTCCATCGCCATCTTGCGCTTGCTGCGCGGGTCCTGGTGCGAGCGGGCCGACTCGATGATGCCCTGGCGCAGGTACTCGCCCGGGACGCAGATCTCGTTCGCGTCGTTGCGCCAAACGTAGGCCTCGCAGTCGTCGGTGGTCTTCATCTCCGAGCCCTTGGGGGCCGCGTTGCGGGCCTCGACGTAGTCCGGGTTGTAGCGGTGGAACAGGAAGGCCGCGGTGCCCTCGATGGTCACCTGCGCGATGTAGGGCTTGCCGTTCTGGATCGTGGTCTTGCCGGCGTTGGTCGGCACCTCGCCGCCGATCTCGGTGATCTCGGCCTTCTTCTTGCGTGGCATCTCGGTTCTCCAGGTTGAGGCTCAGCGGATCTCGAAGCCGCCGCAGTCCTTGAGGAAGTTCACCCACTCCTGGAAGTGGTCGAGCTCGAGCACGTACCAGGTCTCATACGGCCGCATCTTCGTCATGACGCCGCCGGGGCCGGGACGCTCCTCGTCGGGCATGGCGTCAAGCGCCGCCCGCCTGACCGCGAGCAGCACCGCCAGCTTGCCGCTGTCGATCAGGTGCTGCAGCACCTTGGCGAGGCGCTGGCTGTGCTCGTCGTCAAGCCCGTCGCCATCGTTGTAATGCCAGCCTTTGCAAGGCTCGCAAATGCGCGGCGCCACCTCCTGACAGAGGATCGCGATCGGGCGCCAGCTCCAGACGGAAGCGAGGAAGTACTCGCCCGCCTTGCTGCGCGGCGCCTTGCCGTAGACGTCCATGCCCATAGTTTTTGCTCCAAAAGGTCCGAGTACGTTCGACGGAGCGGGGTCTCCGACCTTAGTAGCAGTTGACGGTGCAGTGATTGCCGAAGCAGCAGCTCTGGCAGATCACCACGCGGTTGCCCACCCACACCGTACTGGTCGTGCACGCGGCATAGGCGGCGGTGGTGGCGGCGAGCAGCAGCGCTGCCGCGAGCAGGATCTTCATGTGACGGACTCCAGGGCTTCGAGGACACCGGCCTCGGTGATGCGGTAGTTGACGGGGTCGTCGCTGGCGACGGCGCGCGTGGCGCGCACCGCGAACCAGCGCATGCTGAGATCGTCGGCCCAGCGCTGGGCCTCGGCCTCGGTGGCGAAGCGCACGGCGTTGCCGTACCACTTGCCGGAATCGTCGGTCTGGACCTCGGGTGCGAAGCTCATGCGACGCCCTCCTCGCTGTAGCAGCCGTGATGAATGCGGACGTCCGCCAGCAGGCGATTCCACAGCTCCGTGAGCACGCGCTCGCGCGCCATGCAAGGCTCGGCATCCTCCGGGCAGGCGCACGCCTCGTGGCCGGCGAGCGCCGCGCCGTCATGCAGCGCCTCGACCACGAAGCGCAGCTCCTGCGGACTCAGCCGCTCGAGCTGAGACAGGAACAGCGGCAGATTCTTGTGGATCATGGATGGACTCCCGGACGGTAGCTGCCCTGGTGGCGGCCGCGGGGACGAGCGCCCCGCCCCGCCTTCCAGAGCCAGCGGATGGTGGAAAGCCCGCGGACGAGGTCACCCAGCGTGAGCAGCAGGGACACCGCGTTCGCGAGCGCAAAAAGATAAGGGCGCGCCAGCTGAAGAGCCGACGCGCCCCACCCGAGCAGATGACTCACCAGGGAACGTCGGCGCCGAGCGCGGCGCTGCTGCCGGCGCTGCCGACGTCGCCGGCGCCGATCTCGCTCTCGTCCGGCACGGACTCGGCCGCCGCCTTGCCGCCGCCGCCGAGCAGCTGGAACTGCCCTCTCGGGCCGATGATCACTTCCGTGATCCAGCGCTCCACCCCGGAGGGGTCCGTGTACTTGCGCGTGCGGATGCTGCCCTCGACCGCGACCTGCTTGCCCTTCTTCGCGTAGGGCTCGAGGACCGACACGATCAGGCCCTCGGCGTAGGTCACGATGCGGTGGAAGTCGGCGCGGGTGCGGCGCTCGCCGCTCGCCTTGTCGATCCACGAATCATTCGTCGCCAGTCTGAGATTGGCGACCTTGCCGCCGGTGGGGAGCTGGCGGATCTCGGCATCGGCAGTGAGATTGCCGATGAGGGTCACTCGATTCATTTCGGTTCTCCAGGTTCGTTCGACTCGACGTAAAATCAGGCGGGGTCTTCATCCTCCTTTCAGGGTGCAAGGCGAAGGACGAGATCCTCCGCCGAGTAGACCTTCATGGCGCCGCACGCGGCACAGCGATAGCCGCGGGCATCGGCCTCGCCGACCTCGTGCTCCTCGCCGCAGGCGATGCAGACGCCGAGCAGCTTCTCCAGCGTCATCGCTTCGACGGCGAGTGCGAGGACGCGCTTCAGTGTCACGCTCTCGTGCAGGCCGACGAGCGCCGGCCTTCGCGTTGCCACGTCCTTCATGGCAGCGTCTCCTTTGGCTGTGGATAATCTAGATTGGAACGATTACAGACGCACCTGTGCAGGGCCTACGGCCTGGGGTGACGCAGCGCATGACACGGGCTGCACAGCCACAGGACATCCAGTGGCTTGCTGTAGTCCTCGTGATGCGCCTCGATTCGACCGATGCCGCCACATGTCATGCAGGCCGTTGCGCGCTGCAGATCGCCGCGTCTCAAAGCTCGCCCGACAGCGCTGCGGACGATCTGCTTCTTCGCGTAATCAGGCGCCTTCTGGCGATTACGCGGCCCACGTTTCTGAGCACGTGTCGCTGTCCGATGACATTCCTTGCAATATGGATAGAGCCCGTCCTTGCGAGCGCGCTCTCGATTGAAGTCAGCCTCGAATCGCTCTTCGCCGCACTTGACGCACCGCTTCATCCCGCACCTCCATGATGGATCGTGCAGGGTTGACTACTATGAGCCAGTTCGCAAGTCTTGCAACTGTACCTTGCAGGGCTCATTCCGGGCCCTCCGGGCCCCAGGCGCCCAGCTCCCTGCCCGGGAGCGGAACTATCGGGGGGTCCGGGGCGTGCTCCGCCCCGGCTGGAACAGCAGAAAGGGCGGATGTCGCGGGGGAGGAGTCGTCCCCGCAGCACCCGCCCTCTCGCCTCGCCCGCTTACGCCGTCACGGGCGGGGTCTTCTCGGTTTCCGCCGCCGCCGCTGCCCGAAGGTCCCACACGAAGCAGCGCGGCAGCTTGGCCGCCAGATCCGCCAGGGCCTGCGTCGGCCCGTGCTCGCGCGCACCCGCCAGGATGACCGCATGCGGCTGCGCCGCCTGGAGCATCCGTTCGTTGCGCCGGAACGGCCCGGCCTTGCCGTCCTCGGCCTTGAGCTGGAAGCGCACCAGCTGCACGCCGTTCGCCACCGCGAAGCGGTTGACCTGGGCCGGCACGCCCAGGTCGTAGTCCGTGCTGTAGAGCGTCAGCGCCGGATACTTTGTCAGGACCTGCTGCAACCGCTCGACCAGGGCGGGGTCTTCCGTTCCGCCGCCGGCGATCACCACGCGCTGCGTCGCGCGCGGGTCGAGCGGCGTGTAGATGTGCACGGTCTGCAGGGTCGCCCCCGCCAGCCCCAGGAGGTGCGCCCGGTCGGTCTTGATGCGCTGCGTGGTCTGCCAGCCGGCGCCCACCATGAGCGTGTAGGTTGCACGGGCGGCGTGGAAGACCTGGAGGTAGAACTCGGCCTGCTCCTGGCGCTCCAGGACGTCCTCCTCGGCGCGCGCGATCGCCACACCGTCGATCTCGCCGCCGACGTTGCCCTCGGTCAGCTCCTCCAGGCGGTCGCGCGCCGCCCTCTCATCGCGGTCGGCCCGCGCCCAGCGGCGCTCATAGGCCGCGCACGCCGCATCCAGCGTCTCGGTCACCACGCCGGATCTCATCCAGGCACCGCTTTCGGTGCGCCGCGCCCGGCGCGGCCAGCGGTCGGCCAGGGTGCCGAGCTGCTGGAAGATGTCCCGCGCCGCGAAATAGACCCCGCGCGCGTCTCGCGGAAACGCTCCGTCCTGGTAGCTCGCCAGAGCGCTCTCCAGGTCGCTCGCCGCCGGGGCCATCGACGGCTGCTCGGCCAGGCCGCGGGTCTCCGCGGAGCGTGCCGCGACACTGTGCGAAGCCGCCTCGGCGGCGGCGACGTCGGCATAGCGCGCGGTCGCCTTAGCGCTGGCCGCCTTCTGCTCGGTGGTCGGCGCCAGGAGCTTCTCGATCTGACGCTCCAGCGTCATGGTCGGGACCTGCTGCAGCCCGACGTCGTAGCCGGCGTCCTTCTTCGCGAAGCGCGTCGGCTGCCGGGTCTTCTGCGTCAGCCACGGGAGCGGCGGCTGCTGCTCCTCCTGGCGCCAGGCGCGCTCGTGCAGCACCTGCTCGGCGCGGGCGCGCAGCACGCGCTGCTCGCGGGCGGCCTCGCGGATGTACTGCTCGGCGTCGGTGACAAAGGCGAACTGCTGTGTGATGGTTCGCAGGGTCATAGCGGACTTCTCCAGGGGTTCGTTCATGGCCAAGGGTCGGGGGAGGGGTCGATCCCTCCCCCTTCCCGCTCTATCCGCCTATTGGGGCGGGGTCTCCATCAAGCTGCAAACCTCCCAAGGCCGGGCCGGCGCCTTGAGCCAGGCCCGCTGCTTCATGAGCAGCTGGCCCAGGACATTGCGGCCCTCGCCGCTATGTGCGTCGACGCCCCAGAAGCGGTCGCCCCAGTGGTTGCCTTCGCGCAGCTCGGCATCGCCCGTCGCAAGCAGGCGATCTGCCAGCGGCGTATCGGGGGCGAACTTGGCCGCGAGCAGGTAATCCATCACCCGCACGCGACACTCGTCCCAATTGGGATCGATCTCGAAGGGGATGGTGCGCGCGAGGCGCTTGGCCTCGCCCGGCGTGCGCGCCTGCTGGATCGCGTGAAACGCCGGGCAGTCGTCCCAGGCGGCGATCTTCGCGCACTGGTAGGCGTGCTCGACGCTGCGGAAGGTCCAGCCGGCGTAAATGATGCGCACGAGCCAGAAGTTCGACAGGAAGCGGTGCTCGCCCCTGAATTCGCTGATGATTTCCATGTGCAGACTCCTCAGGTGGACGGGGCGGGCACCATGCCCGCCCCCGATCTCAGTCATAGAGCCTCTGTTCGGCCTCGACGCCGGCGTCCCCGTAAGGCCGCCAGACGGGGACGCCCGCCTCGCGCGCCAGCCGCATCATCATGTGCGTCCCCCGCCCGCCCGGGAACCCAACGACGCCGACCGTGGCGCCCTCGGCCCGGCGCGCCAGCAGCGCCCGCAGCATCTCGCTGTTACGCAGGAAGCCCGCCCGGCGGCCGTGCGCCTTCCAGTCGGCGGGAAAGCGATGGCGAGGCAGGCCCATCGCGCTCGCCCAGCAGCCCGCCAGGGTGTCCGCACCAGCGCAGGTGCCCTCGATGACCTCCAGCCGATGGCCGCGGGCGACCTCCCTCTGCAGTAGGAGCGTCATCGCCTTCTCGACGGCCTGGCGGTCGGTGTAGGACCGGCCGCCGCACGCAATGACGACAGTGATCATCGGGGACCTCCATACCGCCGCTCCAGGGTCTCGACCAGGCTCGGCCGCGCCGGCGGGGTCTCCGGCTCCCAGGTCGCCGTCATGCCCAGGATCCTGATCGGCCGGGCGGCCGCTGCCCGCCGCCAGGCCCGCGACCAGCGCTCGCGCAGCCGGCCGGCCTGGTACGCCAACCAGCAGCAGGCCGCCGCCGCCGCCGCCAGAATCACGATGTAGATCAAGAGGTAGAGCGCGAGCATGAGCGTCAGGGCGGCAAGCAGGATCGCCGCCAGCTTGAGTGCGATGGTCTTCATGGGGACTCTCCAGGTTCGAGGTTCGGGATTTCAAAAAAAAGAACAGATTTCTCAGAATCTTGAGGGGTCCGTGGGATGGTGGGTGCCATCCCCGAAGCGCTGTGGCCGTTGATACCCACCGCTGCTGTGGCGCAGAAGGGGTCGCCTGGGCTTCATCCGGGACCAGTTCGGCATCTCCATATGACGGGGCCGTTATGATCCCCCCAAGCCGGGGGACCAGACGAGGGAGGGAGCCCGCTTGGGCGACCGACCGGTCCGTCAATCTGAATGTGAGGGACAGCCCCCATCCCCCCACTCCCCTGGAACGACCACATTCTGATTGACGGACGGCTGGGCCTCCGGCGCCGTGGGGGTCAGAATGGCTTCGTCATAAGGAGGAGACGTCGAGCTGGTCCCCTCCGGATGATGACCAGGCGACTTTGCGCCACCCCCGGCAGCGGCGGGTATCAATGGTCGCGGCGCTTCTGGAAAGGGGTGGCATCCACCATCCCGCGGACCCCGAGATCCCGGGAAAGCTCCTCCGGAAACATGCGCCCGGGGCCTTGCCCGGCACAGCTCCCGGCGGCCAATGACCCCAGGCGGCGCAAGCAAGGACTGAAAACTACGCCACTTGGGACATAGCCCGGATCGTCACCCAGGGCCGCGCCGCGCGGCCCGTAGGGCGGAGACGCGGTTCCTCCGCGGCTCCGGGAGCGAGTCCGCGAGCGACTAGAGCCGGTGAACGCTCCCGATCGTTCCGGCCCCGTAATGAAAAAAGGTCCGCTAAACGGAACGACATTTCTGCAACACTTGCCCCCTATCCCCTTGACCAGGCACGTGGCATATCTTTCACACTTGACAGAATCCATCCACAAGCGCCCCGCTTCCCCCTCGCGCGCGCGCCCATCCCAGAGCCAAGCGATGTCAAGCACAGAGCCGCCGCCGCCAGCCGCCCAGAACGATGCACAACTCGGCGAGATCCTCCCTCCCCTCGTCACCAAAGCCTCCGCCGAACGCAAGATCTCCCGCAAACTCCGCTACGCAATCGGGCAGGTTGCTCTCGGCTCCTCCATCTGTGCCGCCGCCAAAGCCGCCGGCATGCACCGCAACGGCCTCACCGATGCCCTCAAGCGTCCGCAAGTCATTGCCATGCTTGAGCAAACCATCCGCTCCAACCTCGCCGCCTCCGCCGGCAAAGCAGCCATGCGGCTCGATAGCCTGATCACAAGCGCTCGAAGCGAATACGTGCAGCTCGAAGCGAGCAAGGCTGTTTTGGACCGCGCAGGCTATGGAACTGTGGCTACTACGGGCGTTGCGGGCGACGTCGTGATCCAGATCAACCTCTAGCGTAGGTTGCACCTACCCCCAAGGGGGGCGGGGTCTCCTGGTCTTCGCTGGCGCTTCCCCAGAAGCGCCTGCGCTGCAGGCACGTCCTGCTCTGTCCTCGCGCTCACCGGTGGTGAGCGCTCGGGGTTATGGGCCTGCATCAGGCCTTTCTTGCGTGCCACAGGCGAAGAGGTCGGGAACCACGGCGAGGGAGACCCCCGGCGAAGACGGGGGTCGAAAACGAGCACGTGGTCCGGGGACCCCGCTCCCCCTCCATAAGTTTCCCTCAAAAAGCGCCCGGTAGTTTTTCCCGGCGAAGGTGATCAACGCTGGGCTGCAGCGGGATTACTTTCTCGACCGGTTATTCATGCCTCTGGGCGGCGGCGGCGGCGGCATTAGGGAGTGTAATGAGCTACCGGGTTACAACCGGGGCAGGATTCTTCTGCCCTTTTGGTGAGAGTTGCGACTGTGGCACAGGCGCTTTCGGCGATTCGTGCCAGGGCCTGGAAGCGTCTGCTGGTGTGCTGGAGGGAGGCGAGTTGGGAGCGTTTCGGCTTGATCGTAACGACGGCCAAGACCCGTTTCGGGTCGTGTTTGGCGCGTTTGAGGATGACGGCGTGTCCGAGGAGCTCGCCGTGGGCGGCGCGGGCGGAGCGGATGGCGACGATGGTCTTGATGCCGTGCCAGTTCTTGCGGCGGACGAGGATGACGGTTTCGCCGATCTTGAAGGGGTGGCGGTGCGCGTCGTCGATCCAGTGGGAGGCCATGGTGCTTGTCCTCGGGTGGAAGCCTTCTGCATACTTGCAGAGCGGTGATGATCGAGGAAGCGCCCATGGCGTTGCGGGCGGTGATGGGACCTGCGGAAGTGACGTTGCGTGCCGAGCGTTTCGCGGTGCTCAGCGTGGAGATCGACGTGGCGTGGCAGCCGGCCGAGGATTTCACGCAGCGCTATGTCGGCATCCTGGATGCGCTCTCGCGGCTGGTGGAGGTGGCGGGGGTGAGGCAGGCCTCGTACAGCTGCACGTCGCGGCCGGAGCGGAGGCTCACCACGATCGTGCTCGAGGGCCGGGTGCCGGTGGAGCCGGAGTCGTGACGAAGCCGCCGCCGCCGGTCGCCCATACCTTGAAATACGAGCCGCCGGGCGAGACCATCCGGGCTTTCATGCGCTCCGACGCCTGGGTGCGCGGAATCAGGGGACCTGTCGGCTCCGCCAAGAGCTCGGCGTGCGTGATCGAGATCTTCAGGCGGGCGCTCGGCCAGGCGAAGGACCAGAGCGGCCTGCGGCGCAGCCGCGCTCTCGTCATCCGCAACACCGGTCCCGAGCTCAAGACCACGACGATCAAGACCTGGCTCGACTGGCTGCCCGAGCGCGTGTTCGGCCGCTTCAACTGGAGCCCGCCGTATTCGCATCGCATCTTGAAGGGCGAGATCGACCTCGAGGTGATCTTCCTGGCGCTCGACAGCGAGGACGATCAGCGCAAATTGCTTTCGCTCGAATGCACCTTCGCCTGGATCAACGAGGCGCGCGAGATCCCGAAGGCGGTGCTCGACACGCTCACCTCGCGCGTCGGGCGCTTTCCGTCCATGAAGGACGGCGGCTGCACCTGGGCGGGTATCATCATGGACACGAATGCCATGGAGCCCGACCACTGGTGGCCGCAGATGAGCGGCGAGGCGCCGGTGCCGGAGGACGCGGACCCGGTCGACGCCGAGGCGATGGTGAAGCCGCCGGGCTGGGAGTTCTTCGTGCAGCCGCCGGGCATGCTGGAGGTGAGGGACGGCCGCGGCGAGTTCGTGCGCTACGAGGACAATCCGGGCGCGGAGAACAAGGCCAACCTGCATCCCGAGTACTACGCGCGCATGACCAGCGGCAAGATGCGCAGCTGGGTCAATATCTACGTGATGAACCGGCTCGGCGTGACGACCGATGGCAAGGTGGTCTACCCGACGTTCCGGGACGACAAGCACGTCGCGGTGAAGAAGCTGCAGCCGATTCCGAGCCTGCCGCTCCTGGTGGGCGTCGACTTCGGACTGACGCCGGCGGCGGTGATCGGGCAGCGGCTCCGCGGCCGCTTCCTCATCTTGAAGGAGGTCGTCGCGACCGAGATGGGCGCGGTGCGCTTCGCGGCGCACTTGAAGGGCGTGCTGGCGGAAATGCTCGGCGACATGGAGCGGCGCCTCGACGGCGGCCCGACCGGCGATCTCGGCGCCAGCATCTGGGGCGATCCCGCCGGCGACCAGCGCGCCCAGACCGACGAGGAGACGCCCTTCATGATCTTCAGGGCGGCCGGCCTTCCCATCGTGCCGGCGCCCTCGAACGACTTCGTGATGCGCATCGAGTCCGTGACGCTGCTGCTCGAGCGCATGGTCGACGGCGAGACCGCGCTGCTGCTCGATCCATCCTGTCGCATTCTCCGCGCCGGCTTCGCGCGCGGCTATGCCTATCCGAAGGTCGCGGCCTCCGGCGGAGCGCGCTATGCCGACCGGCCGAAAAAGGACCGCTACTCTCACCCGCACGACGCGCTCCAGTATCTCGTGCTGGGTGCCGGCGTCGGGCACCAGCTCATCACGCGCCCTGGCGCGAAGATCAGGCCCATCGTGGCGCCGCGCGGCGGTAACATCTGGCAGCGGCGCGAGGCTGCCCGGTCCCGCTATCGATGAGCACGCGATGCGCATCTTCTACAAGTGCGACTGCATGACGGCCGAGGTCGGCATCGAGTTGCGCGAGCGCTCCGATCACGAGGACGTCGGCGCCTGGGCGCGCGAGATCAAGCAGGCTCTGGCGGCCGATCACGACAAGCGCTCGCCGCGCTGCGTGCGCGCCTCGACCCTGCTGCTGCGCGGCCACATGATGTCCGAGTAGCCGGTGGAGCGCATCGGCACGCCGGCCTCGCTCGGCGGCAACGCCGAGACCTGGCTCGTCGTCTTCCTCGACACCCTCGCCCCGCGGCGCTGGTGGCACCGCCGGCTCAGGCCCGGCTACGGCCACTGCCTCGCCTTCGGCTACGACGGCCGCTGCTGGCTGCAGGTCGATTGCCTGTTCAACTTGCTCGACGTGCGCTCCTTCACCAGCGCCGAGATGCCGGTCGTGCTCGAGAATCTGGCGCTGCAGGGCGCCACCTGCCTGGGGCTGGAGCGCGAGATCGGCAAGGTGCGGCCGCGCGTCTTCTTCTACTGCGTCTCGACCGTCAAGCACCTGCTCGGGTTGCAGTCTCTCGCCATGACCCCCTGGCAGCTGTATTGTGCGCTCGAACGGCGCGGCGCCCGCAAGATCGATCTGGGCGTATTGCTCGAAAGCGATACGCCCTTCAAGGAGGCTCTCCTGCCATGAGCACCCACGTCATGATCGCCAGCCCGAGCAACAGCCTGCACGGCCTGCTGGTCTGGACCGAGAAATGCGATGCCGACGGCAACTGGAACCGGGTCGGCGAGCCGGTAGCCGTGGCCTCGAACGAGACCGCGGCGCCGCTCTACGCCGACGCCCGTACCCGCTTCGTGGTCGAGGAAGCAGCCCGCGCCCAGCCCGACAACACCCTGCCGGGGACCAAGTAGATGGGCTCGCTGTTCGGCGGCGGCGGCAAGGCCGCCAGGATGCAGGAGGAAGCCGCGCGCCAGCAGGCCGCGGCGCTCAAGCAGCAGACCGAGCTGGAGGCCAAGCAGGAGGCCGAGCGCGAGGAGCTCAAGGCCGAGGAGGACAAGACCAAGGAGGACCTCGAGACCCGCCGCCGGCGGCTCGCGTCGGGCCTGATCGGCCGGCGCTCGCTGTTCACCGCCGACGAGACCGGCTATGCGAGGCCCTCGACGCTCGGAGCCATGTGATGGGCGACACCGCGGGCGCCCCGCCGCGCCGTCCGAATCTCCAGTCGCAGCAGCAGACCATGGCCGCGACGCCGGGCGCCCAGGCGATCGCCGAGCAGGCCGCGGCCACGCCCGACTCGGGCTTCGACCCGCTGATGGAAACCAAGAAGCGCATCGCCAGCGGCATGGCCGGACGGCGCTCCCTGTTCGGCGCCGGCAGCCCGCAGTCGCCGCTTGCCTCTGTACTCGGTGCCGGCTGATGCCCGCAGTCAAGATCAAACATGACGACGACGGCGGCGACGTTGTCCCGTCGAGCATGGTGCGCGACAAGCTCTATAGCGGCGAGGACGCGTACTTCAGGGCCAATCCCCACGTTGCTGGCATGGCGGCCGACGACGACATGGTGATCCTCAATCCCTATTCGTCGAAATCGGTCAATCGCAAGGCCGTGATGCTCAATGAGGCCGCGCGCATCGTCATGCGCACCGAAAATCTGACGCCCGACTTCGACCTGACGCCCGAGCAACGCCGCAGCCTTGCCGGCACCGACTACGAGAACGCCTCGCCTGACGACCAGCGTGCCACTATTGCCGCGCGCATCATGTCGGGTGATCCCAGCGGCGGCCGTCCGACCTCGCCGCAGTCCCAGTTCATCGTCCAAGTGCGCAACGCGCTGCGCAAGCGAGCTCGCTGATGCCCGACGCTTCGTCATACGCATCCTCTCCAGGCGGCGGCGGCGGCGGCTCTTCCTCGCCGGACGACAAGCTCGGCCGCCTGATGCGCCGCTTCCAGCAGGCCAAGACCGACCACCAGCACTGGCACGATCTCTGGGACCAGTGCTACACGTTCGCGCTGCCCGCGCGGAAGGGCTTCACCGACACCAAGACCGACGGGCGCAAGCTCACCGACCGCATCTTCGACATGACGGCGGCGGTCAGCCTCCAGGAGTTCGCCAGCCGTCTGCAAGCGGGAATGACGCCGACGTTCGCCCGTTGGAGCAAGCTTATGCCCGGCGAGCAGATCGCCGAGCAGGACCGCGCCGCGGTCGAAAGCAACCTCGAGAAAATCACCGAGGCCGTCTACCGCGTCATCCACCGCTCCAACTTCGACAGCCAGATCCACGAGTGCTATCTCGATCTCGGCGTCGGCACCGGCTCGCTGCTCGCCGACGAGGACGAGCAGGAGCTCGTGCGCTTCACCGCCGTGCCGCTCACCGAGGTCTATCTCGACCGCGGACCCTTCGACAGCCTCGACGGCCGCTTCCGCTATCGCGAGATGACCGTGCGCGAGTTCAAGCAGACCTGGCCCAAGGCCAGCCTGCCCGACGGCTTGCGCGAGAACAGCGATAGCGTGCTCGAGCGCAAGGTCTGCGTGGTCGAGAGCACCACGCGCGACTGGAACGAGCGCGACGACGAGGTCCACCAGTACTGCGTCATCCTGGAGAAGGAGCGCCACGTCGCCTTCGAGGCCGAGTACCGCGGCGCCGGCAGCTGCCCGTGGATCAATTTCAGATGGAGCAAGGCCGCTGGCGAGACCTATGGCCGCGGACCTCTTCTTCTCGCTCTGCCCGACGTCAAGGTCGCCAACCTCGTGGTCGAGATGACGCTCGACTACGCCGAGCTCGCCCTCGCCGGCCTGTGGCAGGCCGACGACGACGGCGTGATGAATCCCGACACCATCACGCTCACGCCCGGCACCATCATTCCCGTGGCCGCCAACAGCCGCGGCCTCCAGCCGCTCCAGCCGCCCGGCCAGTTCGACGTCAGCCAGCTGCTGCTCGAGAACCTCCGCGGCAACATCAAGCGCGCGCTCTACGACGAGATGCTCGGGCCGCCGACCGGCACGCCCATGAGCGCCACCGAGGTCAGCGAGCGCAGCGCCGATCTCTACCGCCGCATCGGATCGGCCTATGGCCGCCTCCAGCAGGAGCTCGTCCAGCCGATCATCCGCCGCGTGCTCTACATCCTGCGCAAGCGCGGCCTCGTGAAGGTGCCCTCGCTCGGCAAGGGCATGATCGAGGTCCACAGCGTCTCGCCGCTCGCCAGCGCGCAGGCCCAGGAGGACGTGCTCAAGTTCCAGCAGTTCGCCGCCATGATCGCCGGCACCTTCGGACCCCAGATGGTCCCGATGTTGATTAAACCGGGACCAACAGTGGACTGGCTCGCCCAGCAGCAGGGCGTCGCCAAGGACAAGCTCTACACCGAGCAGGAGCAGCAGGCGCTGCTGCAACAGATCCAGGGGATGGCCGGCGGCCTGGCCGGCAACCCGCAAGGCGGCGGAGGCGCACCTCCCGGAGGCGCTCCGCCGGGAGCACCCGCATGATCGAACTCTTGGTGTGGCTGGCCATCCTCGCGATCGTCGTGATCGCCGGCTGGTATGTCCTGAGCCAGGTGCCGCTGCCCGAGCCGATCCGCCGCATCGTGCTGATCGTGCTGGTCATCGTCGTCGCCGTGCTTGCCATCGGCGTCCTCCTGAATCTCACCGGCTATGGCGGCATTCCGCTGCGGCTGAACCGCTAGATGGCCGAGGAGCGCACGCCGCGCGAGCTCGGCCCCGACGGCATCAGCCGCACCGCGGAGGCCGAGCGCATCCTCAACGGCCTGTTCGTCGCCGTGTTCAACAACCCCGAGGGCAAGCAGGTGCTCGACTACCTGCGCGCCTACACGCTCAACCGCATCAACGGCCCGGAAGTCTCGGGCCGCATGCTGCGCCACCACGAAGGCATGCGTTTTCTCTTTCATGTGATCGCGGCGCGCATCGAACGAGGCATCAGACAATGAATATTCTCCGTGCCGCCGAGGGCGCCGCTTCAGGCTCCGCTGCATCGCCCGCGCCCGGGACTGCACCGGCTGCCGGCTCTGGCACGGAATCTCCCGCCGGACCCAGCGGCGCCGCGCCGGCGGGAGCTTCGCCCAACGGCAGCACGCCGCCGCCGGCCGCCCTCGCCCGGCCCGAATACATCGAGGAGAAGTTCTGGGACCCGCGCTCCGGTGTGCGCGTCGAGGAGCTCGCCAAGTCCTACGGCGAGATCCAGCGCAAGTTCTCCACCCGCATGGACGACCTCAAGAAGTCCGTGCGCTCCGAGATCGACAACGAGCGGCTCGGGCGGCGGCCGGCGGCGGCCGACAAGTACGTGGCCCAGCCGCCCAAGGGCCTGCTGCCCGAAGGCGCCGAGTTCAAGCCCGACATCAACAACCCGATGCTCAAGTGGTGGAACGAGCACGCCTGGAACAGCGGGCTCAGCCAGGAGGACTACGAGAAAGGCATCGCTGTCTACATCGAGGCCCTGGGCTATCACCAGCCCGATCCTGCTGCCGAGATCAAGAAGCTCGGCGACAACGGCCACGAGCGCGTCAATCGCGCTGCCGCCTGGGCCAAGGGCAACCTCAGCGACACCTCCTACAAGCTGGTCGAGCAGCTCGCCTCCACCGCCGACGGCGTCAAGCTGGTCGAGGAGCTCGTGCGCCTCAACAGCGGTCATGCCCAGGGTGCCGGCCCCGGCGGCGCCATCTCCGACGCGCCCTCGCTCGAAAGCCTGCAGCAGAAGATGAAGGACCCGCGCTACTACGACCCGTTCAAGCGCGACCCGATCTTCGTGCGCGAGATCGAGGACGGCTTCAAGCGCCTCGTCGCCGCCGGTGGCGGGCGCAAGGCCAACGTGCCCAGCAGCCGGTAGACTTGGCAGCCCGCTGGCTGCCGTCCTATAGTGCCGGCGCAACCGCGGCCCCGCACAGGGTAGGCGGCCCGCAAGGCTAACCGCTGATCCATCGCGACGGGACAACCGGGCTCAACCCCGTTTGAACCCAGACCCTAAGCGCTTCTGCGCTTAGGTCTTAAGAGGATCAGCCATGTCGACCAGCATCGACACCGTCTTCATGACGCAGTGGGACTCCGAAGTCTTCACTGCCTACCAGCGCAAGGGCTCGCTCCTGCGCGGCACCGTGCGCGAGAAAACCATCGTGCCCGGCGAGACCGCCAAGTTCCCCAAGTACGGCACCGGCTCCGTCGGCGCCAAGGGCAAGCACGGCATGGTGCCCGTGATGAACGCCGCGCACTCGATCGTCACCACCACCGTCTCCGACTACTACGGCGGCGAGTACATCGACGATCTCGACGAGCTCAAGACCAACATCGACGAGCGCGGCCAGGCCGCCGGCGCGCTCGCTATGGCCGCCGGCCGCAAGGTCGACGAACGCATCATCGCCGCCGCCGAGGCGATCGCGGGCTTCACCATCCCGGTCGGTACCACCGGCCTCGACAAGCCGAAGATCCTCCAGCTCGTGCAGAAGTTCCACGAGGCCGACATTCCCGAGGACGGCCAGAAGTTCTGCATTGTGGCGCCCAAGGCCTGGACCGAGCTGCTCGATCTGGCCGAGGTCAAGAGCCGCGACTACCTCACCATCATGCCGTGGGCCGACGGCTACAAGATGCTCGATTTCCTGGGCATCAAGTGGATGATGCACACCGGCCTCACCCTCGTCACCACCACCCGCACCGGCCTCGCCTGGCACCGCCCTGCGATGGGCAGCGCCTGGGTCGCCGATCTGCGCTCCAACTTCGACTGGATCGCCGAGCGTGCCGCCTACTTCGCCCAGGTCCGCATCTCCATGGAGGCTGTGGGCATCGAGGCGGCGGGCGTGTTCAAGGTCGAGTGCAAGGAGTAACCCAGATGGCTTTCGACAAGACCCGCTTCAACCAGGTCGCGCGCGCCGGCGACTGGGCGCTCTGGGTGCTCCAGACCGCCGACGCCGCCGCCGTGGCCGACGCCGCCGGCTACATCGCGCCGGCCAAGAGCTACAACGGCCTGCTCAAACCCGGCCACATCGTCCTGCGCATCACCTACACCGACACGACCTATGCCGTGCCCGCCTCCTGGGGTCTGCACATGGTCAACGCGGTGTCGGCGACAGCGATCGACATCAGCGACGAGCTCGCTGGCGTCGTGACCGACACGCGCATGGTCGAGGCCATGGCCGGGATCGAGCCGCCTCCGAGCCCGCGCCGTCCCGACGAGACGGAAGCGGCTTACAAGACCCGGCTCGAGCACGAGCACAAGGCCTGGCTCGATCAGCAGGAGGAGGCTCGCACCACCGAGCCCGGGATCGCCACCGCCGACAGGCCTCTCGTGCCGCCTCTCGGCGGCCGCCACGACAAGCCGCCTCCCGGCACGCGTCAGACCCGCTAGCTTCGCTGCCGCCTTCACGGGCCGTCCTGCTCCCGGGGCGGCCCGCCTTTTCCAAGGCAGGCCATGACCGAGACCAAATTCAGCATCGCGAGCCGCGCCTCGATCCTGGTCGGCGGCAAGCCGATCGGCAGCTTCGACGACGGCACGACCGAGTCCATGGTGGCCCAGCGGCTCTACGACATCCGCGCCCAGGAGCTGCTCGTCGAGCACGACTGGCGCTTCGCCGTCACCAGCGTGGCACTGCAGCACCTGCTCGATCCGCCGCAGTCGGTGTGGTCCGACGCCTGGCACCTGCCGGCCGACTACCTGAAGCTGCTGCGGCTCACGGTGCAGGATCGGAACCTCACCTCCTTCGAGATTCACCAGAACATGGTGTTCTGCGACGTCCACCAGGACCAGGAGCTCGTCCTCGACTACATCCGTCAGGTCGAAACCACCTGGTTCCCGCCCTACTTCGTCGTCGTGCTCGAGGAGCGCCTGTCGTCCGACTTCGCCGGCGTGCTGCGCGAGGACGCAGCCCTCGCCGGCTTCCACCGCGGCGAGGCCGCCAAGAAGCTGCTGCTCGCCAAGCGGCTCGACCGGCTCAATCAGCCGGCCAAGAAGTTCCCGGTCGGCCGGCTCAAGGCGCAGCGCCTATGAGAGGCCATCGCAAGATCATCAACAGCAACTTCTCGGCCGGCGAGCTCGACGTCAAGCTGGCGCCGCTGCGCTCCGACATCCAGGCGTGGCAGCAAGGCTGCAAGCAGCTCGTCAACATGCGCCCGCTGCTGCACGGCGGCATCACCACGCGGCCCGGCACCAACTTCGCCGCGCAGCTCGCCGGCGATGCCGCCCTGATCCCATTCGAGTTCAGCGAGACCCAAGGCTACGTGCTGGCATTCCGCGCCGGCGCCATCGACATCTTCTTCGACGACGGCACGTTCGCCACGACCGTCGGCGGCGCGCCCTGGACGCTGGCTCAAGCCAAGCTGCTGCGCTTCGCCCAGTCCGGCGACACCATGATCCTGTGCCACAAGGATGTGTCGTCCTACGTCCTCAAACGTACCGGTGCCGCGACTTTCACGCTTGCGCCGTTCACTTTCTTCCATGACGTAACGGCAAGCGGCAAACGTGCCGTTCCCTTCTACCGCTATGCGCCTGCCAGCATCACGGCAACGCCGGCAGCGGTCAGCGGCACCGGCATCACCGTGACGTTCAGCGCCGCCTGGTGGCAGCCCGCGCATGTCAACACCTACATGCGCATCCAGGGCAAGCAGACGGTCATCATGGCGGTGGTGTCGCCGACCCAGCTTACCGTCTCGATCATCGAAACGCTTCCCAGCACGACAGCGACCGATGATTGGGACGAAGAAGCATTCAGTTCCATTCATGGCTATCCACAGGCGGTGTGCTTTCACAGCGAGCGCCTCGTGTTCGGCGGCAGCCGCGACCGGCCGTCGGGCATCTGGGCTAGCCAGGTCGGCGATTTCTTCAACTTCGACCTGGGCGATGCCGGCGACGACAAGGCGATCTGGATCGGCGTCGCCGCCGACAAGGTTGTCGAGGTCCTTCACCTCGCCAGCTTCAAGCATCTCTCGATTTTCACCGACCAGGTCGAGCTCTATCAGCCCGAGGGCGACAGTCAGCCGTGGTCGCCCAAGACCGCGGCGGTCAAGCAGCAGAGCGGCTTTGGCTGCCACGGCAGCGTGCGGCCCGCGCGCTTCGACGAGGCCATCATCTTCGTCCAGAAGTACGGCCACCAGATCCGCGAGTTCCTCTATAACGCCACGTCGCAGAACTACTCGTCGGACGCGCTCTCGGTGATGAACCCGAGCCGCATCGACCATCCCGTGGCACTCGCCGCGGTCACCGCCTCCAAGGACGTTGACGAGCAGTACGCCTATGTCGTGCAGGCCAATGGCGGCATGGCGATGCTGCACAGCCTGCGCGCCCAGCGCATCACGGCCTGGAGCTGGTGCGAGACGCAAGGCGCCTTCCGCGACGTCTGCACGGTCAATGGCCGCGTCTTCGTCCTGGTCGAGCGCACCATCGCCGGTGGCCAGCGCTTCCATCTCGAGCGCCTCGACCACAGCCACGCGCTCGACTGCGCCAAGAGCTTCGCGGTCGCGATCGGCGGCACGACCCTGTCGGGCGCTTCCTATCTCGAAGGCGCGATCGCCCAGGCGGTCAATAACGGCTATGCCTACGAGCCCGACCAGATCAGCGGCGGGGTCTACACCATCGTCGACGACGCCTGGGCGGCGGCAACCAGTTTGCTCGGCCTGCCCTTCACGACGCGCTTCGAGAGCCTGCCGCCCGAGCTGCCGACCGAGGAAGGCTCGAGCCGCGGGCGCAACATCCGCGTCGTCAAGGCTGGCGTCGAGGTCCACGAGAGCATCCGCCTGGTGGTCAACGGCGAGGGCGCCAACATCACCAACATCGACGACGACTACAGCGTGCCGCCCGATGCACAGAGCGGCATGTACGACTTCGTACTGCTCGGCTTCGAGCGCGGCAGGACCGTGACTGTGACCTGCGACGTGCCGCTGCCGCTGACCGTGCTCGGCCTGGCGCTGGAGGTCGTCGTCTGATGGGCTATGTCGCAATCGCGATGATGGCAGTGTCGGCGCTGGCCACCGGCTTCTCGATCGCCGGCAACGCAGCAGCCTACCAGACCGCCAAGCGCCGCGCCGATACCGGTCTCTCGCTCTACAACCAGAACCTCCAGATGGCGCGCTCGACCGGCGAGCTTCAGGCGCAGCAGCAGTCCGCGGAGCGCACCCGGCGCTATGCCGACGTGATTTCCTCGCAGACCGCGATCTGGGCGGCGCGTGGCATCCAGCTCCAGTCGGGCACCGTGCGCAGCATCCAGGATGTCAGCACGCGGGCCTACGAGCGCGACACCGAGACTATCGAGCTCAACCGCCTCAACCGTCTGGCCTCGCTCGCCTTGCAGGGCGCCAGCGCGCAATACGAAGCGGCCTTCACCGTCGGCGCTGCGCACAGCCGCATGGTGACCGGCATCGGCCAGAGCCTGTTCAACTTCGCCTCGAGCGGTATTCAGGCCGGTTCCGGCATGACAGGCGGGTCGTCTTCGGCGGCGGCCGGCGGCGGCATGCCGAGCTATGGCAGCAGTGGCCTTGGAACGACGCCGGGCACTGGCGGCGGAGCTTATGGCGGTGCCGGCGGGCGTCCTTACTAGGAACCGATCATGC